CGCAGATCCTGAATTACTATATGTCTCAAAAGAGCCTGACATTGCTTACTTAGCTGAAGCGTACAAGCGTACACAAAGCGATTTAGGCGAATGGTTAGACCGCAGGCAAAGAGATTATGATACCCGCCATTGTCATTGGTCAGGGCAATCAGATGATTTTAAGAAACATGCTTCTTTAAATTCCACAGGTGAGGTATTTCCTTGGGAAGGTGCAAGTGATCAGCAGGTAAGACTTTGCGATGAATTGATTTCCTGCCGGATTGCGATGAGCATGAATGCCATAAGACGTGCGCACATTGTAGCCACTCCCACAGAATCAAATGATGTGGAGCGTGCAAATGTGGTAAGTAACTTTTTACGCTGGTTAATTAATTCCAAGATGGATGAGTTTTATCCTGAAGTTGAACTTGGACTAAATCATTTCTTTGAGAAAGGCATGATGGTTCATTACTGCTGGTACGAGAATAAGGAATTAAAACAACAGCAGACCATCAGTTTACAGGAGATTGCCCAGGCACTTCCACAGATTGCTTCAGCAATTCAGGATGGCAGTATGGATGAGGAGTTAAGCGAGGCCCTTAAAGGACAGTTTAACATCAGTAAATCCAAAGCACGGGGAATGCTCAAAGAGATGCGCAAGGATGGTGAGACTACTATTCCTGTGACCCGCCAGGTGGTAAGCAGGCCCAAGATCAAAGCCCTTGCCCCAGATGAGGATGTGTTTTGGCCTAGCTATGCAATCGATCCGCAGGAAGCTCCGTATATGTTTCATGTGGTTTCCATGACTCCTGAACAATTAAGGTCTAAAATTAGCACCGAAAAATGGTCAGAAGAGTTTGTGGATGCAGCCATTGAACTAGCTGGACAGGGAGAGGATGTGGATGAGAATATCTATCAACTCCGTGATGATGATAATTTTACCAGAAGTGATGATGATAGTCTTGTTAGAATTGTGTACTGTTATCAAAGACTATTAGACGAGGATAATATTCCGGGCATCTACTGTACCATCTACCATGCCAATATATCTGATCTTTACGCCAAACATCAGTTACTTGATTATGCACATGGCAAGTATCCATTTGTTGTAACTACTCTTGAAAAAACAAGTAAGAAACTTTACTCATCGAGATCATACGCAGAACTCATCGAAGGCTTGCAGCAGGTACTCAAGGTTGAAACAGATGCAGGGATTGATTCACAATCACTTGCAACTCTACCACCTTTGGAACACCCGCTTGGTCGCGCACCAAGTCGCTATGGTCCTGGAGTCAGGTTACCCTATCGCGTACCGGGCGAGGTAAGATTTGCATCCACTCCAAGAGGTTCCGTATCCAATGTAGAACTTCGCAGATATATACAGGAACAAGCAGATAGATACTTTGGTAGAAATGCACCAGGAGTAAATCCTGTGGAAGCACAAATGAAACAGCAGGAGGTAATAGATAAAGTCTTTCACCACCTCAAACATGTGCTTGATCAAGTGTATTCACTTTACCAACAGTATGGTCCCGATCAGGAATACTTTAGAGTCACAGGAATGCAAGATATGCAGAAGTATTCCAAGGGTAATCCCAATGATCGTTTTGACTTTTATATGCAGTTTGATGCTGCCACTCAAGACCCTGAGCAAATGCTTGAACGGGTAAATGCAATAGCCACACTTGGCGCGCAACTTGATAAGAATGGAACGCTTGATACTGAGCGATTACTCCAGATTGCAGTTGGACAGATCATGCCCGGTGCAGCCGAAAGTGTTTTACTTCCCAAGGAGACTGCACAGGCAAAAGCAATGGATGAAGAAAGACAGACCATTGCAGAAATCTATGCAGGTGTACCTCCTAATGTTAAACCCAATGATGCCCATGAGATGAAACTTCAAGTGTTTCAACAATGGTTACAGCAACCAGATGTGGCACAGAAGGTACAGGAAGATCCTGCCTTACAGGAGCGTATTCAGAATTATATGCAACAAAGAAATATGCAGATTCAACAAAAACAAAACGCTCAGATTGGAAGGCTAGGGGCCGCCCCTACACAGTTTGGGCAAACAGGATCAGCACCAACAGGAGGATAAAATTATGCCAGGTTATATGTATGGAAAAAAAATGGTTAAGAAAAAAAGCCCAACAAAGAAAAAAGTTAGGCGTAAAAAGAAATAATGGCTAAAGGAGTAAAGCATTATCTGCGGGATGGTACTTCATGGAACAAGTCTTATCATAAGATGTCCAATGGAAAGTTACATACTGGAAAAACCCACAGTAAAACAAGTAAACCTTTGTTTCATTTTGGAGACCTTTCAGGTACTGCAAAAAAGAAAGCCAGAAAAAAGTGAGCATCACTTATCGTAATGAGCGGTTTAGTAATTATAATAAACCAAAGCGAACTCCCGGTAAGTCCAAAAAGTTTGCTGTCCTTGCTAAAGAAGGTGACAAAGTACGCCTCGTTCGATTCGGAGATCCCCAAATGCGCATACGAAAGTCAGAACCTGCCAGACGTAAATCCTTCAGAGCAAGACATAAATGCGATGAGAAAAAGTCTAAACTGACCGCAGGTTATTGGTCATGCAAGAAATGGTGATATGAGTAAAAATGTTCCAACCAACAAAGCACTTTATAATCGTGTCAAAGCAGAAGCCAAAAGAAAGTACAAAGTATGGCCTAGTGCTTACGCATCTGGTTACCTAACAAAAGAGTACAAGCGACGTGGCGGTAAGTACAAGACAGTCAAAGGTAAAAAGTAATGTCCAAGAAAAGTGGTGGACTAACAAAGTGGTTCGGGAAGAACAAAGGCAAAGGATGGATAGATTGCAAAACGGGGAAACCCTGTGGCAGGAAGTCCTCTCGCTCGTCGAAGCGTCCGTATCCCGCCTGCCGACCAACGAAAGCACAATGCAAGAAAAGTGTGGCAAAAAGAAAAACGGGACCAAAGCGTGTAAGTTGGAGGGGTAAAAAGAAATGAGATTATGTCCCATCTGCAAAGAGAAGTGTATTGGATCGTATTGTTGGTCATGTTCTTCATCGAACGCAATGTAATCATAGATACTTTATTCCTAGCCCTATCCTTAATTTACGAAAACTTTAAATGAAGCTTAGAAAGACAAACCATGAAATCGATCAAGACGAAGCATTCCGAGCGCTGTCCGTTCTTAAAAACGATCCTAACTTCAAAAGATATATTGAGTTGCGTGAAGCGATGCGTGAAGAAACCATTCGCGCGTTGCAGACTCCAGCGAACATTGAAAATCTAAACTTACACTTTCATATTTCAGGGAAGCTTGAAGCAATAGATGAGGAATTAGACAACTTTTATAAGCTCTAAACTTGGTGTGTGTGTGAGTTAGCCTTCCGCGTTAGGGGTTTCGCGGAAGGCTTTTTTATTGCCCTTCTAGCTACAATAGGCTACATTTTGCTACACTAGGCTATTTATGCCTTGCTCTTATGGAAACATTACAAGAAGAGGTTGTCTCAGAGTCCTCCGAAAATTCTGTGGATAGTTTAACGCAAAGTGAAGGTAACCTCACAATGGCAGAACTAGCATCAAATCTGATGAAAAGCCGCCAAGCCGAGGAAACTGAAACTGCCGATGAGGAACCTGAAGCCGTTGAAGAAACTGCGGAAGAAGAGGAACCAGAGGTACAGTCTGCTGAAGAGTCGGATGAATCAGATGAGGTATCAGATGAACCGCCCGTAGATCCTTCAGATGTTCTTTCTCAAAAATTTAATATAGACTTGGATTCATTATCCGAGGAGGATGCTAAGAACTTAGCTAAACAGTTAAATGCTTCTGCAATCAAGCGGTTTGGAAAGCTAACCGCACAGAAGAAAGCACTGTTAGCTGAGAATCAAGAGTTACAGCAACAAGTTGAGCAAGCACCCGTGCCTGCTGAATCACCTGCTTTCCTCAAGGATAATGCTCTGCATAACATCACTGATGTCAACGCACTGAATAAGGAGGTAGAAAACCTTAACACGCTCATTGAATGGGCAGATGAAGGGATGGAAAACGAAGTTGAGTACGATGACGCTGGTAATGAGTTTGTGGTCAAGGATGGAGAAAAGACTTATACAAAGTCTGATCTCAGGAGAATCAAAGCGAATGCAAAT